ACTACCGCGACCTCCTCGCCAAATACATGCAGCACATCGTCGACTGCGAAGGCTTCGACTACGTCTCCAACATCGTCGTCGAGCCCGGCGGGCGCTTCAACTCGCACCAAGAAATAGACGAACTCAAAAAGATAGCCGCCGAAATTAAACCAGAGCCCCAGCCCGGCGACTGAGAAATGAAAACCCTGACTGCGGACCGGCTCCGGGAATTAATTTTCTACGATCCGGACACAGGCATCTTTACTTGGCGAGTGGCGCCTCGAAATGCATGCCGAAGAGCTGGCGATGTGGCGGGAGCAAATAATTCTGGCCACTGGAAAATTGGCATAGGCGGTGGTGTCTATGGAGCCCATCGCTTGGCATGGCTCTACATGACCGGAGAAATGCCAAATATGCAGATCGACCACAAAAACATGGTCGGGACAGATAATCGTTGGAGTAATTTGCGCTTGGCAACAAAATCCCAGAACCTGGCAAATTCACGCGCGCGGAAAGACAATTTTTCCGGGTTCAAGGGTGCATATTACGACAAAAAGTCGGGCAAGTGGCGAGCCCAGGTGAGACACAACGGCAAGCTTCACTCCCTTGGCCGATTTCCAACGCCGCGAGAAGCAAACGCCGCCTACCTCGTTGCCGCTTCTAAACTGTTCGGCGAATTTGCCCGAGCGGGTTGACCAATGCCCGTCCTGTCTAACCCGCGTCACGAACGCTTCGCCCAAGAACTGGCTAGTGGCAAATCTGCAACAGAGGCGTACGTGACAGCAGGCTTCAAGCCAAATCGCCACAACGCATGCCGCTTGAAAACAAATGAACACATCGAAAACCGCGTCGCCGAATTGCAAGGTGGCACCGCTGAAGAATTCATCCTGAACCGGCAGTTCGTTCTCGATCGGCTGAAGCAAAATCTCGATCGTGCCATGCAGTTGCGCGAAGGCGCCGTCGCCAACAAAGCATTGGAACTGCTCGGCAAGGAAATCGGCATGTTCGTCGAGCGCAAGGAGGTTGGCCCGCCCGGCTCCTTCGTTGCTCTCTTGCCGGAGAAGACGGAAACAGCAGAAGAATGGGTGCAGCAGCTAAACGGCTCGAGCCCACAGTCGTCTGGCGGCCCCAAGCCGGTCCCCAGACCCAACTGATTAAATGCCCGGTGTTCGAGGTTTTCTTCGGGGGAGCTCGAGGCGGCGGCAAGACGGATGGCATGCTCGGCGACTTCATCCAGCATGCAGGGCAGCACGGCGCGGGTGCGATCGGTCTCATGGTTCGCCGAGAGCGCACGCAACTCCTGGAAACCATTGAGCGGTCGCGGGCGATCTACACCCTGCTCGGCTGCAAGTTCCTCGAGCAAGACAAGATGTGGCGCTTCCCGAACGGCGCCAGGCTGCGCTTCGCCTACCTCGAGCGGGACGCCGACGCGGATGCCTACCAGGGTCATTCTTACAGCCGTGTATACGTGGAGGAGATCGGCACGTTCCCGAATGCGGCTCCGGTCCTCAAACTCATGGCTACGCTCCGCAGCGGCACTGGCGTGCCTTGTGGGTTCCGGGCGACGGGAAACCCTGGCGGACCTGGACACCAATGGGTCAAGGCGCGTTATATCGATCCGGACCCAACAGGATACCGGGTTCAGGTGTTCAGCTATACGGACCCTTGGTCCGGGGAGACCGTGACGCGGGACCGGGTTTACATCCCGTCCCGACTATCAGACAACCACTACCTCGGCGCCGACTATGTTGCCAACCTGCAGATGGTCGGCAACGAAACGTTGGTCCGGGCATGGCTCGAGGGCGATTGGTCGGTCATCGAGGGCGCCTTCTTCGACTGCTGGAGCAATGAGAAGCATGTCATTGCGCCGTTTGCTATTCCACTTGACTGGGCACGCTTTCGCAGTGCTGACTGGGGCAGCGCCAGCCCATTCAGCATCGGATGGTGGGCGATCGTGGGCGACGAACATCAGGCAGCCGATGGCAGGACAATCCCTCGAGGCGCGCTGCTGCGCTATCGCGAATGGTACGGCGCCAAGGCGGCCAACGTCGGCCTCAAGCTGACGGCCGAGCAAGTGGGCGATGGCATCGTGGCGCGCGAGAAGGGCGACCCACGGCTCTCCTACGGCGTCCTGGACCCGTCTGCCTTCAAGGAAGATGGCGGCCCGTCGATTGCCGAGCGCATCAACAGCGTGCTGATCAAGGCCAAGATGCAACCGTTCCACGGAGCGGACAATTCGCGCATTGCGCTGCGCGGGGCAATGGGCGGCTGGGACCAGATGCGTGCCCGCCTGGTGGGCATGGAAGACCGGCCAATGGTCTATTTCTTCTCGACGTGCCGCGATGCGATCCGGACCATTCCCGCGTTGCAGCACGACCAGGCGCGGCCCGAGGACGTGGACACCGAGGGCGAGGACCACGCAGGGGATGAGGTACGCTACGCTTGCATGTCGCGGCCGTGGGTGCGGCCCGCGGTGAAACCGGAGGCCAAGCGTCCGGCCGACTATCGCCAGCACCGCGACCCGGCGCAGGCGGGAGATTGGATTTCCTACTAGGACACGAGGGATAACCCAAGGAGAACAGCGATGTCAGCAGAGAGCGAGCGGAAGGCCGAGGCGAAGCAGCGCGACGCAACGGCGAAGGTTGAGAACCGTGATCCGGCAATGGTGGCCAAGTATCGGCTGCTGCGGGCGAGCCAGGAGGAGGAGGCGGCGCTGGAGGCGCTGAAGAGCGAGTTCTCGATCGACGACGCCGAAGCGCACCGGATTGCCAACGAGGCGGCGCGCGAGCCGAGCCAGCGGCTGCCGGGTTAATTAGAACTAACCGCTGGACACGGTCGCGATCGGCGTTAAACTGTTAGACGTGAGCGAGAACATCTGGCTGATCATGGCACGGCTCCGGCGGGCGCAGCCGCGCAACCCGGACACCATGGCGGTGTGTGAGGCGCTCGAGGAGGCCCTGATCGCGACCGCGCCGCCGCCGGCTGAGCCGACGACTATTGTGTCACCTCTGCCGAGCGGCAAGTTCGACCGCAACGCTTATCACCGGGACTACATGCGCGAGTACATGCGCAAGCGCCGCCGGGAGGCCAAGGCATGAGCGATCATTGCGACAGTCGTGTGCACGCTCTCACCATGGGGATGAACGACCTGTTCTCTGGTGAGACGGTCGGGGACATCGGCGAGGCGCTGGCGAACGTCGTGGCGATGTACTTGGCCATGGTCCTGGCCGGCGAATACCCTGGCGAGGAATTCCGGCGCACGGTGGTCGCGCGGTACATGGCTGTCGTGATGCAGCGTATTCCGCATTTCAGGGAGGCCGCCGAGGACATGGTTGCGGCCGAACACGAAACCGATCGCCGGCTGTCGTGAGGCCCGATTGCTGAACAGGTGGCAGCGCCGACGCCTGTACCCGCCCCCGCCGCCGACGCCGGAGGGGATGTGCTGGCGCCTCGTGTACAACGAGCAGGGGCAGCAGATCACGGGGCTGGTCCCGGCCGCCGAGGCGCAGGCTCAGGCGGCGAGCAAGATGGAATTTTACGACAGCCTGGACCGATGGGAGCGCGACCGGCTCAAGCAGGACACGCTGCGCAAACGGGAGCGGGGGCGGCGTGAAGACGGTGCCGGGCGCCAATGTATTGCCGACCTGTCGGTTCGCGCCAACAATGTTTTGCGGATGGATCATTTCGATAACGGCGGCCGATATGGGGAATTGCCGTCACCGGACGAGGTGTGGCGCAAGGGCCGGGACTACTGGCGACAGCAGCCCAATTGCGGGCGCAGGACGGTAAACGAGATCACCCGCTGGCTGGCGAGCCACAAGCTGTTGTGGAACACGCCAGTGCGCAAGGCGCGCAAACTGAAACACGGCTGACCCAATGCCCACCACTGCGATGCCAATGCCTGGCTACGGCGCCGGGCCGCAGGCCTATGGCCGCGAGGATCTGTCTACGAGCGATGACAGCGAGGGCGGTTATCTGAGCTTAGGAAAGCTTAAGAAGTTTTATTTAGAGTACCTTTCATCTAAGCACGCCGAGATCGAGGAGCAGAAGGACGCGCGGCGGCGCCGGCACGGCAGCCACTGGTCGGCCGAGCAGATCGCCATCTTCAACAAGCGCAAGCAGCCGATCGTCACCTACAACCGCATCGGCCGCAAGATCGACGGCAACGTCGGGCTGGTGGTGCGGCAACGGGCTGACCCGAAGGCATTTCCGCGCACGCCGCAGCACGCGCAGGGGGCCGAGCTCGCCACCGCAGTGCTGCGCTATCTGTTCGAGGAGCAGGACTGGGACTACAAAGATCCGCTATGCGCCGAGCGGGCGGCGACGGACGGCATTGCCGGCATCGAGTTTGATCTGGTGCCGGTGGCGCAACCTGGCGGCTACGGCGGCCAGCCCGGCCAGATGGTCGGCAACGAGCCGATGGGGCCGCAGGCGAGCCCCGGCCACGACGTGACGTTCACCGAGGTCGATGTCGAGGACTTCTTCTATGACCCGCGCTCGAGCAAGGCGGACTTTCGCGACGCGCGCTACCTCGGCACGGCCAAG